GGGTAAAATACAATACACAGATATGGCGTTCGATTGTTGTCCAGACAACCTGTTTGGCCCAATCACAACAATTTACTTATAACAATTCGTAAAAAGTTGTAAAAGAACCTTATCCCTACTTAAGTTTGGGACCAGTCTCTGTATGTTATATTTTTTCTTCACCCAACCAGTAGTGGTGCAACCACTGGCTGAGATCATGGGAGATCAAAAAGATATGACTGCTATTTTCTATCCAAGATCAAATTCGATCCTATGAAGCAACCCCCTACGTAGATATCACTCTGTTCCAAGACTTTACGTCTTACTCTACCACACATCTCTTTTACAACTGCCCTAGCCTTAGAAATTAACCTTAAGTTATTTCTCATGATCCTGGCTTCTCTCTTTTTGAGTCTGGTTCCTTCAGTTTCCATCAATTGATCCATTGGCATAGTGACCATAGCTTTAAATCCAAGGATAGCATTTACTGCCTCTCCTTCCGTCTCCAGGTTGATATCATTATCACCAACGAGGACGCGTTTATAACTATGTTCGTGGAAGATTACCTGCTCTTTGATATACTTGAGACCTAAGTCTCGGATATTCCATTTTTTGTCGATTGGCCACGACTCGTACTGCTCTGAAGCAGCCGTCGTAATTTCCAACCTTTCATAAAATGAAAAGTCATCATTGAACATACCTAATCCTCCAGCCCTTTCGGGCCAATACCAAGGTCCTTTGAATTCACTTAATTTCTTCGCATTGAAGTACATGAACATCTTAACGCACCTCGCCTTCGTCTCGGACGGGCAGGTTGTAATGAGGTCATTGTACTTTTGTGCTAGGTTCTTAAGTAGGTCTTCATCGGTCGATTGAGATCTGGAGTAACCTTTTATCAAACCTAGGTTCACATACGGTCTATTTCGCCAAACACCCCCTTCAAGGTCAAAAATCATACTATTAATTACAGCAAATCGCTGATTAAAGTAAGATTTTCCGATAGAAGATGTTGGTCCAAATACTCGGAGTATGTTCGCCCAGTTATGATAACAAAGAGGGTCTGTTGTTTTGCTTACGTTATCATCACCATTCACTAACATAGGATGATGTCTTAAGTCTTTCCTTGGTCTATTCACTTCCAGTGCAATTCTAACCGTTGTGGCCGTAGCCATACATAGAATTGGGAATGAGATAATAGATCCCATAAGCTGTCCCCGCTGCTGTTTCTTCTCCACATTGTTGTGGAGGTACAGATGACCCGTAAGGGCTCTGTAGCACAGTTCAGTGAGTGCAGGAGGTAATGACAAGACTACATCAAGTTCGTCCATAATCGTTTCAGATACCCACGTGTGTAAATCATCGGTGGCATTTTTCATGTCTCCACTCATAAAGAAGCTCCCAATCTTGCAACCCAAGGTTTGCTCTATGTGACTTACGTCACAAGGCTCACCTATAAGTCTAAAGGCTGGATGTTTCTTTAAGGTTTTCCACAAAAATTTCTGAAAAGGTTTAAGAACGAAGTACGTTAGTGCAGGTCCTTTGGTGATAACCCTTATTTTCAATGCTTCTGCCAGCCCGACTGGGACTACAATAGGAACTTCTAAAAGTGCTGCTTTAAAGCAACGCCAATAGAATTTTTTATAGTCTCCAAGAAAGTTGTCGGTGACAATGCGAGTTATGAACATGTGTTTACTTTCATCCGGACAGATCCTATCTTGATCGGTCACACCTAGTGATCCGAGATAGTCTGTTTGACGATCGTAATAACATCCAATACTCGTGTTGAAGTCCAATTTGAAATCAAGATTAGCAAAGAGGTCCATGTGTTCTTTCAGATACCCAACAGTCCCCCCTTCCCCTCTAACAAAGTTATAGTTAGAAGAAGTTGAAGGAAAAGTTGGTTCTGTGAGCATATCCAATGAGAACTTTTCATCCCTGAAAAGTTCACGAACAGTACGTCGTAGTTCGGACTTAGCCTTCTCAACAGTGAAAGGTATTTCCTTAGTGCACAATTTCTTGTGTTCTAAGATTATACTCTCAAATTGTTGGAGAGGTGTAGTCATAGTGACAAAGGCTTTCTCCTCCGCTTCTTTAACCATAGATCTGGATGCCCTAGGCATTCCTTTCTTGGCCATAAGAAACGTATGAAGAATTTCTTTGTTTCCATTATACAGTACTGTTCGGATCCATTGACCTATTATTCCTCCGAATATATAGGCCGGGTCATCCCCAGATATGTCCTCGAGCTGTATTGGTAATGGTTCTGACTCATGGTATGCAAAGAATGCCGGAAGTTTATACTTCCAGTATTCGATCCATGCTGAGTCTCTACCTGTCACTATACAGTAAGAAAACACACGGTGTAGAGTTTTGAGTGAGCTGTTGTGTATTTTTTGTTCATATACACGACATCTACGTTGGGAGGGTCTGTCTAAGCCATGTACATAACACGCTGTTAACAGTGTGTTTAGGCTTGATAGACAGTCATCGAGAATTTCGGTTCCTAGTTTCTTTCGGTAGGTTGATGTAACATCATCTATCGAGAGGTAATCACGAAATCCTCGGGTGGCGGATTTGGGACCAGCCTTTTTACCATCGGCTGGTTGCACTTCTGACACATCACTCTTCATGTGTTCAAAAGCACGTTTTTGAATATCGCTCTGTTTGTTAATACAAATTGAC